CCAAACAAGTTATTGAGTCCAGCATTAATATGTTGTCTTGGTGTTGTATTTAAATCATCAAAAACATGATCTTCAACCAAACACGGTAGTGATTCTAGTTTACCAGTATATCTAAAAAAACCATTTTCTGACATCCAATAGGCTGTTCCATCAACTTCAACTGCAGCGTTCTGTCCAATCAAGCCACAGTTCGTTCCAACTTGTTGAAACGAGAATGTAAATGGTGGTCCAACAAAACGCATAATAAATAATGCCGTATCGGTCCAAACATAAATTGCATCACGACCACGAATAGCTCCAACGATCCTTGATCCGTCGGCCAGTCTTTGTGTACCGGCAGTATTGGTGGATGATGGAGTGTATGATGTTGTTGCATTAATACTTTCTTGATCTGAGAATCTAATAAACATTGGATCTTTGGTAGACTTTGTGCCAATTGTTGTTTCAGTTCCAAAAAATATTAAGTGTCTATCTGGTGTAGAGACTAATGTTGTAGCGGTTGCTGTTGGTGCGTTTGCTAATATTGTTGCACGTGTTGAGTTTGCAGCGGTTGCTTCTGAGTTCCAACTAAATGTTTCACCACCGTTAATGGTTGCAATTAGTAAATTACCAAAGTTATCAAGCGACCAGATTCCTGGTGCAGTAACGACATCTCCTGATGGCGCACTGTTCCAAGCAGCAAAAGATGCAGCATCCGTTACCGTTGCTGCAGAATCATGTGCTGCAGCAGTTGTTCCTTGTGCTCCTCTTGTTAGACCTGATAGTGTTCCAGAATCATTGTTAGCTGTGTAAGTTATAAGTTCAGTTCCAATCAATACTGTTCCAGATGAAGAGAACGAAGATGAACTCGCCATGGTTAAACTTGTAGCACTGTCTGTTAAAGATGATGATAGCGTTGATGTAAACTGTCCTGATAATCGACCACCCCATTGTCCAAGACCCCAACCCGTTGCTGCTGTCTCTAATGCTAAACCTACAGGATAATAATACTGAACACGTATACCTCCAGATGTTGTTGCACCAGAACCAGACTCGTTAGACGGCATGGTAATAGTAATTGTTGTATCAGATGGAATAGTAGTAACTGCAAATTTTTTATCTTCAAAATCAGTGGATACAAAATTAGAATTTGTAATCGATGAAAAGTTATCTAATAAAATAACGTCTCCAACGTTTTCAATATTATGTGCACTAGCAAAAGTAATCGTAACCGTTGATGATCCGTTAGTAGTTGTAAACGCACTCGTTAATGTTGTTGTCGATTTAATTGGATGCACATCATAAAAGACACCACCTGAATAAACATACAATACTCTGTTGGTTCCAAGCGCTGCATATTTAATACCACTTGTTGTTACAAAGTGATGAATAGCAGTATTACGACCTGTAATTTTTGTATCACCAAGCTGAGTCCAACCACCTATTTTTTCAGGAATACCGTATCTAAATCTAACGTTATCACAATCGGTCCATTGTCCTTCACCACTAGAAGAACTAATTTGTTTATTTATTCCTGGTGCAAATCTTAATTTTTGTAACATAATTTACTCCGCATTATTTGGTACACCTTTAGAATTTACTTGTGGTGATTCTGCAATCGCCAAATAAACATATTTATTATTATTATCATTAGTTTCTGATCTTGTGTTTCTAGGTTTAAATCCATTACTATAAAAATCTAAATTAAAATTAGTTGAATCTTCTTCAGCACCAGATTCATTAGGATAAATATATCTATCTCTTGGATTAAATAAATTTCTTTTATTATCTTGTATAATCCACTTATAAGAGCCAGTTGAATGATTTTTTACATATATGAAAGCAGGTTTAAATCCAGTAAAAATAAAACTACCATCACTTGACCCATTACCAGTATAACTACCTACTTTACAATATCCTTGAACACTATGAACACAAACAACATTAAAAGTACTACCGCTATTATTTGTTGCTGAATCTGTTCCAACAGTAATAACACTACTTGTAGGTGCTGTATCATTAAACATATTTGAATCTGTGCCTGCAGTATCTGTTGTATCTTGACGTAAAAATTTTCCACCGCCTAAAGCGTCCCAAAATGAAATTCTATTAGTGCTACCTGCTGATATATTTTTTATCCAAAAAGTTTCTGGTGCAGCAGTTAAACCATGACCAACTGTTGCATTAGAACCACTTCCAGTAAATTGTAAAATACTTATTCCTGCTGTAGTATTTGCTTGTACTGTGCTTGTGATTCCACCATTTGAATTTGATGATGTTGATCCTTCGCCAACATTCCAATTCCATGTACAATAAGTATCAGAACCATCATTTACAGCATCATTAGCTCCAGTTGAAAATCCATCTGTGTCAAATGATGATAAACCATCTGTTTGAGTGTCTTGTGCATTGTTGCTATTTAAATCTAGTTTTTTATTCGCTCCTCTTGTTGAATCATACTGAATACCACCATTACTAGCATTTCTTTGTTTTACCCAGACGATGTCTGGTTTCATATTCTCACTACCATCAAACGTAATTGATTGTGTGCTACCATTACCAGTATATGTTTTTACTTGAAAGTATAACTCTGGATTATCTACTGTTGTATAAGCCATCTATCCTCCATACTCCGATAAGTTTTTAGTGTTAAGTGCAAAATATCCTGATGGTACAGAAAATTCAAAATTACCAAACCCTTCACTATCTGAATTACCTGATGAAATAGAAAAGCTAGGACTACCAAAATTACCAGATAAAACTGCTGATGTTGGTGATGCAGCAGGTATGTATTCTGAATTTGCACTTATATTAAATCCACCAGTCCCACTTGATCCTGATGCAGGATTACCACTATTTTGAAAAGTACCATTTTTAGAAAAATAAACAAATCCATTATCCATATCTATTGCCACTCCAACTATGTCTCCAGTTGATAAAGAACCAACAGTTGTTGATGTGCTGCCATTTACTCTTATATCACCATTACTTTTATAGATAAATGCTCCAGTTTTTCCACCATACACATCATCGTTATCATTCATATTAGATGTAGCAACAATACCTACTTCAAAAAAACTACCACTTACCCATTTTGCTTCATAGTACCATTTTCCAGATGATACAGCTATTGTTCCAAAAATACCCCTTGATGTGCCTCCCATAGTAATATTAAGATTACCTTCACTTAAAGTGATGTCAGATGATCTAGGTGTTAATCCTGTCCATGTGCAAAAGTTATTAGTACAAGTATCTGTTGATTGATCTATTGCTGCTAAGTTAGTTAAACTAAAATCATTACCATTTCCAGAAGTGTCATCACCTAAAGCTGAACTATCTTTAAATTCAAGATAAGACCCATTAGTACCAAAAGTAACATCATCTTTAAATTCTTTTGGTTTCCATATTGTAGGACTATCAGAATCAAATTCTCCAAAGTCAGTTGCTGCAAGTTGAGTACCATCAATATATGCAACTTCACATAAATAACCAGGAAAGAATGTTCCTGATCTTCCACCAAAATTTATTATGTTGCCACTATTATTAATATTTATATTAGTATTTAATGATGGATAACTTGCTGAATCTAAATCTGTTTCTTCTACTCCATTAACATAAAGTCTAACTCTATTAGCTTCAGTAGATTGACTAGTATCTACTGCAAAAACTATATGATAAAATCCACTTTCATCTCTAAATACTCTTTTAGTTCTTAACCTAAAAACATAAGCACCACTTATGTATGCATCAAGACGCATTTTTCTGTCGGAGTTTATCTCCATGGTGACAAAATTATTACCAAAACTTCCATCAGGATCTACGCCAAAAGGCATAGCATCACTAGTGCCATAGGCACTAAGTTTCATCCAAAAAGATGTAGTAAATATTTTAGTGCTTCCAGAAGAGCTTATTGTTCTTGTTATTTTAGCGCTACTAGCTGCATCAAATCTTAATGAATTATCTACGTTATAACCTGTATCTCTAACTGAATTTGCTCCAAGAATGGTAGGCATTAATCCTCCAACGTTGGCAGTTCACCTATGGGTCTTGTAATAGATCCATCCTCTTGTTTTGTATAAGTATACAAAGTTTCTAAAGCTGCAGTATCTGCTGCGTTAGTGATTGATGTTTCCATTTGAGCTGCTTTCGTTCTAACCGCTGCTCTATGTGTAGTAATTGAAGATGGCACTGCTGTACCTGCATCTGCTTTTCTAATAATATACCAATCTGTCTCTTGTAAAATTTGTGCAGCTTGTTTTTTTAAAGTCTCAATTAAAATAGTTTTTAAGCCTTTTGTTTTTACATCACCCACAGATTTATCACTCGGTAAACGTCCATTATCTGAATCTGCTTGTGTCCACAATGCATCTGCATGTGCTTTGGCTGTTGCCGTTCCGTAAGAACCTGTAACTTTATTGTTTGCAAAAGAATAAGTTATATCTGTATTTGTGTACCACTGTTCATTTTTTTTATTTGTGCTATCTATTTCAACTGTATAAATACCAATTGCATTTCTGTCACTTTCACTCCAAAGTGTAAATATTGATTTTGGATATTGAGTATTTCCAATAACAATACCTCTATTACCTGCAAAATATTTTGTTATTGATCCTGATTCGATTAATGCAAACATATTATGATAAAGTTAGGTTTAGATTTCTTCCGACCTCTAAAAATTTTGAGCCGTTATATCTAAACACAAACAAGTCTCCTTTATTAGCTGTTGTGGTTAATGTTGGTGCTGTGTCTGCAGTAAATTCATACGCAGCATTAAATGATAATGTTCTTGATCCTGTTCCATCTTGTATAACAAGCAGTGAAACAAACTGACCAGCGACAGCGTTTGATCCTGCACCTAAAGTTCTATTTGCACC